GCTGAAATCTACCATTATGTTTTAGTTATAACATATTATTTTGGTAAAATCAAATAAATATGTGTGTATATTACATAGAGTTATATACGCACTTAATAAACATAGGGGATAGGGAACCATGGCGACAAGAGCGTTTAAAGTAAAACAAGGTCTTTTGGTAGGAACTTCAACAACAGAAATTGGAAGTATTCTAGACGAAGATAACTTTGCGTCGGATAGTGCAACAGCACTTGCGACACAACAATCAATTAAAGCATACGTTGATTCACAAACAACAGCGGCAGGCACATTAACAGTTATTGATGATTCATCATCAGCAGTTAACGTTGTAATAGAATCAGATGACTTAAAAATAGCAGGAGGTACAAACTTAACTTCTGCGGCATCAGGTGATACACTTACACTTAACTTAGATGCGGCTCCGACAGGCTTAACTGCGATTACTATTGATAACATTAACATCGATGGCAACACAATTACTGCTTCATCAGGTGACATAACTTTGGCTCCAGCGGCTAACGGAGACGTTAATCTTGGTGCTAACTTAGGAATGACATTTGGTAATGACGGAGAAAAAATCGAAGGTGACGGAACTGATTTAACAATCGCTTCATCAGGTGCATTGAATCTTACAGTAACAGGCACAACAACTGTGTCGGGTGCTTTAACAGTGACAGGTGATTTGACTATTAATGGTTCAACAACTACTAACAGTTCAACAAACACTACTATTGCTGACAACATCATCGAACTTAACTCAGGTATATCTGCTTCAAGTAACGACATTGGATTCATCTTTGAGCGTGGCTCAACAGGTAACAATGCTTGTTTCCTTTGGGACGAATCTGCGGACAAGTTCACACTTGGCACAACAACTGCAACAGCGGCTGATAAGTCGGGTGGTGTTACAGTATCAGCGGGTACATTGGTAGCAACTTGTTCGGCGGCACAATATTCGGATGTAGCAGAGAGATATCATGCTGATTCAAATTATGGACCGGGCACAATCGTTGAACTAGGTGGTGTTAATGAGATCACTAAAACTGCAACAGAAATGTCAGAAGAAGTATTTGGTGTTGTATCTTCAAACGATACAGCGGCATTTATGATGAACGACAGAGACACTTACACAGATGCTACTCATCCATTCATTGCAATGACTGGTAGAGTTCCAACAAATGTTATAGGTACAGTTAACAAAGGTGCTAGACTAGTAAGTTCAAGCACTCCGGGTTATGCAAGAATGGCACAACCAGGTGAAGCAACTGCATTCAACGTTATTGGTAGAGCACTAGAGGCAAAAACTGACTCAGTAATGGGACAAGTTCTTTGCGTAGTTTCAATCAAAGCATAAATTAAACATTAACAAGGCTGTAATTCTTTACAGCCTTGTGTCTTGAGTGCTATAATAAATACGTTATATGGCTGTAGGAAAAGTAGTAAAAGATATGATCACTGACTCCGCGATAGTGGAGGCAAAGTTTGGTGTAGGAACAACTTCCGGCACTGCCATAGGACAATGGCATATAGACCAAATTTCTATCAACGGTGACACAATATCAACAACATCTAACAACAACTTAATATTGTTTCCAGACAACACAGGTAAAGTGGGTGTAAACACATCATCTCCTGAATATGAACTCACTGTAGAAGGAGATTTTGGGGTAGACAACTTGAAAATGGATGGCAACACCCTAAGCACGACAAACACCAACGGTGATCTTACACTGAGTCCAAATGGAACAGGATCAGTTATAATTGATTCTGTATCAATTAGAAACAACTATATCACCACAAATGCATCTAATGCCGATCTATCTTTGCGTACAAACGGATCAGGAAATGTTGTGGTACAAGCACACATATTGCCAACAGCAAATGCAACGTATGATCTAGGATCTACAACAAAACGTTTTGCAAACATATACACGTCGGATTTAAACTTAACCAACGAAAAAGGTTCATGGACTATCCAAGAAGGCAAGGACGATTTGTTTATTATCAACAATAAAACTGGCAAGAAATTCAAATTCAATCTTACTGCTGTAGATTAATACTGTAAATTACCGATAAATATCGTATCATGCCAATATATGTCAGTGACGATATAGTCCTAAAAGATAACACAATATCTTCAGCACAATCAAACGCCAATGTGCAAATCGTGCCCAACGGCAGTGGAGCACTCCAAATTGACGGCATCAATATAGCAGGAAACAAAATAACAACAAATTCATCCAATGCTAATTTAGAACTTACAGCAAATTCTACAGGTTATGTAAACGTATTAGGCACTGGAGCATTCAACACACCCTCTGGCACAACAGGACAACGACCGACAGGAGTCGCAGGACATATTCGGTTAAACACAAGCACAGGTAACTTCGAAGGATACGATGGCTCGGCTTGGGGGTCATTAGCAGGCTCTTCATCTGCGTCAGAAGATACCTCAAACACTTTAAAGGTGACAGCAGGACAAATAAGTTCAACAGCATCTATAGTTGATTCATTCTCAACCAGTGCATTCCAAACAGTAAAATACAGTTACGTTATGCATGATGAAGTAAACAAAGAATTCGAAACAGGATTCATACATTTAGTTCATGACAGCAGTGCAACATACTTGATGGAGTATGGCATCACGCATACAGGATCCAGTTCTATCGCAACATTCACAACAGACATCTCCGGTTCCACTGTGAGACTTAAATTAGCAGGCACGTCAACTACAAATTCTGTTACGCTGTATAGGACAGGACTTGGATCAAACTCAGAAGCAGATTCATCCAGCACCAACACAGGACTCACACTTAATTCAGATGTAGATTCTGCACAAGAATCACTAGACACAACAGATGCATCCACATACAGAGGTGTGCAATATTTCATACTTGCATCACAAACCGCAGGTGACGGCAGTACTGTAGGTCATGAATGTATAAAAATTAATGCTGTGCATGACGGAACCAATGTGTACCATTCGGCATTTGGACGAACATCAACAACTGATGCAAATCTTATGTCATACGATGTTGACATAAACAGTGGCAACATTAGATTGTTAGGTACAGGAGCAACAGCAAATACATCTGTCAAAATTTACAAGATAATGATACTAGACACAGAAGAAGCGGCAACCGGGGACAATGTAAGTATAATAGTAAACACTGACGTAGACTCTGCTATCGAGAACATAGACACATGGGAAAACAGTTTAGAAGCAGGTACCACGTTCCAGGCCGCACATTATTTTAACACAGTGAAAGCACCAGCAGGTGTCAGTGGAGCAGAATATCAAGTTTCAGAAATTGTGGTAGTGGGTGACGGTGGAGATAATGTTTTCGAATCTGAATTTGGTATAGTACATTCGGGCAATAGGCAACTAATAACTTATTCAACTGACTACAACAACACCACAGCAAGACTTAGAGGTGTGGGTGCAACAACAAATCTTGTTGTGAACGGATACAGAGTAAACATGGAACGCAAAGGTTTAGGCGTAAGTGCGGCATCGGTTGTATTGAACACCAACGATCAATCAATAGAAGGTTTAAAAAGATTTTCAGACCCAATTATGATGACAGTTGGTTCTGATCCATCGACAGTAGCCAATAATGCTCACATATATGCTAAGGATGAATCTTCCAGTGCTGAAGTGTTCGTAAGAGACGAGGCGGGCAACGTGACCAAGATATCTCCGCACAACGAACAAGGTGAATGGGAATACTATTCACGCAATACAAAAACCGGTAAAACTGTGAGGATCAACATGGAAGAAATGATCCGTGACATAGAAAAACTGACCGGTAAAACATATATCAACACCAAATAAATACTCGAGGGCAAACACTTTGAAACAGATTATAAAAAATTTTGCAGGCATCATAGCGATTGTAATTTTCTTTTTTGGCATATATTCGGCATTAAATTACGCACAGTCGAGTGACCATGATTGGAAAGTTGGAGATCTAGTGTGGGTGAATCATATGTGTTCTAATGTGGAGGTTCTTAAAATGACCGCCAATCTTTATCAACAAGGTACAGAAGAGTCAGTGCAACAGGCAGAAGAGGTATGGAAGTTTGCTATACTGAATGGCATCTGCGTGTCCAGTCCTGAAAACTTTTTAGTCAGACTAGTTACTATGATCGACCACTTTCCGGACTTGTTTGGTGCAGAAGGATACCATGGCGAACTATGGTCCGCAAACACAATCTTACCCGACGGCACTCCTGTTTTAATTTACGCAGGTGTGATTGCAAAAGAATTTGCCGCTAAGCCTACTTCTTCAAGTAATAATATCTAATATAGTTTGTAATTTTGATTTGATTGTTTTACTGTTTACAGTTTTCAGTAAACCTTGATGCATCGGTTTTGGCCAACAGTTCATCTGCACCCAGCAGTATCCAATGTGTTCTCCGTTCAACACTGGAACAAATTCTGTGTCAACAACACACACATAGGTGTTGAAAAAGAATTTTTGATCTGTGCTGGTAAACATTTCCAAAGGTATAAATTTTTTAATGGTAGGAGTGTCGCCAATTTCCTCTGATATTTCTCTCTTGAGTGCTTCTACTGGCAACTCCTTGCCTTCTGCTTTGCCACCTACTATGCCCCACTGTCCATGATGTTTCTTGTTTGCCCGTTGAACAAGCATAAAACGTTTGGTTGATTTGGCGTAGAATAAAGCACCACTGCAAACAATTTCAGTCATAATGTATTATAATTTATATTAGTTTAAAGGTCAAGTACCCAATCACCAGGAGCATATTCGCCTTCCCAAGACTTCTGCCACTGTGTGCCGGTCCATTTGAATTGGACTGATGTTGCATTGTTCGTGGCATACTGCACATTGGTAACATTTGAAGAGTCAAAGTCTACGTTCCATTTGCTGGTTGTAGCATTGTATTGGATTATGTCAGATTCACTTGCAACGAGATTGCCCCATGCACTGCCGGCTCTGTTGGTTTTGCCAACTGGTTCACCTAGTGCAGGTGATGTCAATGGAGATGGGATTATGAGATATCCGCCTCCTGCTGTGATCAAACCTTGATCTGCTGTTTGTTCTGATGAACTTGCCGCGGCATTGGTTGGATTTACCGTTTTATAAGTGAATTCCGTGGTGCTAGTTACTGAAGCAACTCCTATTGTGCCATTGTAATAACTAGGGGCCGCGCCTGTTATCCTCACTGTGTCTCCCACTGCTAATCCATGTGGCAGTGAACAAGTCACAGTTGCTACGCCAGAAGCACCAGCATGAGTAATCCCTGTGATATTGATGTCGTGTAAGTCAGTACCAATCGCTTGGGTAATAAGATATCTTTCACCATCCACTTCAGATCCAGTAGGTTTAGTTACAGTTGGATCGATAATCTTAGTAAATTGTGGCACAGAGTCAGTTGGTATTGTATCGGCGTCCACTGTGAATAACAACTGATGTGGTTCAGTCGGATGTTCTGCTATTGTGCCTGTGATATAAGTTACTGTGTCTTCGTTGTTGGCAGTTGTAATAGCAGTTTCAAGTTTAACTTTGCTTAGTCCTGCTGTGATTGTGCCATATGCATT